TTGGTACAGCAGAGGTGTTTAACAGTGCGTCTACTGGCCCAATCGCTAAAGCAGTGTTTGATACGAACCTTAATAAAACTATCGTTGCTTATTGTAACAGCGTATCTCCTTTTTACGGGTATGCGGTGAGAGGAACAGTTTCTGGTACGGCAATTACATTTAGCACTCCGTTTTTAATAGCAAGCGCATCAGTAACTGCTGCTCAAACTACTTCTTTTGATTCAAACTCTAATAATGTTATCTATTCTTATCGGGATGGAAGTAACTCAAACTACGGCACAGCGGTGGTTTATACTGATTCAGGAACAAACTTAACATCAACAAACTTCCTCGGCATATCAGACGCAGCCATCTCAAGCGCAGCCAGTGGGAACATCACAATGAAAGGCGGCATAGCAGCTACGGGTCTTAGCTCTCTTACTCCGGCAAGTGATTATTATGTTACGAACGCAGGGGCTATTGCGACAAGTGGTGATGTAAAAATAGGTAAAGCCCTTTCTGCCACAGCAATTAACTTGGAGTATCAATCGTGAGCAATTTATCTGATCTACTCCCAGCAGGGGCTAGTGCCAAACAACTGACCTTTACCGATAGCGGCAGTGGGATATCTTCAAAAGCGCCAGTAATACTTAATAGCGATGGTACGGTTTCAGGGATTACATCTAGCACAACTACAGTGGGTGTAGGGTCAAACGCCGTTTTTGAAAGCGCAGCAGTTGCCTATGTGGACAACACTTATGACACGGCAAACGACAGAGTTTGTGTTGTTTATAGAGATGAGGGCAACAGTAATTATGGAACAGCCGTTGTGGGTTCTATATCTGGCAAAACAATTACATGGGGAACTCCGGTAGTTTATGACGCAAATACTACTACAGAGCAAGTTATTTGTTACGACACAAATGCAGGGAAAGTAGTAATTGCTTATCTTGATTCTAATCCATACGGCGCGGCTATAGTGGGAACTATTGACCCTGATACAAACAGTATTTCCTTTGGTGCTAAAGCGCAATTTCATACGAGTTCTTCTACAAGTTCGCTTTGCATTGCCTATGATATTACTAACCAAAAATCAATGATTGGCTATACAAATAATGGAAGTAGTTATATGCCTACTGCCGTTGTAGCATCCATCAGTGGCACGAGCGTAAGTTTTGGGACACCATCTGCTTTTGGCGTGGGTATTACTAACTATAGTAATAAAGCAATTAGCTACGACTCTGTCGAAGGAAAATTTATTTTTGCGTATACGGACGGTAGTAACAACGGTATGGCCGTAGCTGCTGCTATTGCAGGAACGGGGGTTATTATCCCTACGTCTGTCGCATACACATCTGGACAGGGTTACGATGTAGGTTTGGCTTACGATGTGACCGCTGATGAAACAATAATTCTTTTTCGAGTTGGCCCTGCTAATGTCGGGGCGGCTGTTGTGGCTTCACTAAGTGGTTACACCCTTACTTTTGGTACAGTGAATAGTTTTGAGACAGCGGATATTTACTATCCTTCTCCTGTTTACGATTCTAACTTAGGCAAAGTGGTATGCGTGTACAGTGATTCCAGTACCAATATAGTTGCAAGAACAGCGACTATTACTGGCACAAACGTAGCTTTGAGTGCTGAAACGGTAATTCATTCTAACTATGGCCCTTATGTTTCAACTTCTTATGATTCAACAAACAAAGTAATCCTCACAACTTTTGAGGATTCAAATAACAGTGATTACGGAACAGGCGTTGTTTACGCAGCCGCTAGTTCTACTCATCCAAACCTCACCGCCCAAGCCTTCGTAGGCGTAGCCGACAGCGCAATATCAGCTTCTGCTGCGGGTAGCATAATCGTGCAGGGTGGTACGGTGACTGGGCCTACTGCCGATGTGGTTATTGCAGAAAGTCTAAGTAGTGCTTTTCTCTACGCGCAAGACGGAGCCGCCGATCCTGTTGGCTCAAAAGCATCAGGGACGGGTAGTGATAACTTCTTAATAGCTTATGAAATTAACGATGGGGTATCCAGAGGCGCATTAGCGCAAGCAGCTACAGTTACTTCTGGAAATATAAGTTATGGAAGCTCAGCTACAATCGGTGGGGCTTCAACTGATGTTTATTATTATTCTATTACTTATGACAGCACTAATGACAAGTTTGTCGTCTTTTGGCGTAACCAAGGCAATAAATACCTCTATGGAGCAGTCGTAACCCTAACGGGAAATTCAATTTCTTATGGTGCTACTACCGCCGTCTATAGTGCTGCTAATTACAACGGTACGAATAGCTTTAGCTCTACTTATGATCCAGACACCGACAGGGTTATTTTAGGAGTATGTGACAATGCAGATGGTTATGCGTACAGCGTGGTTATTGAACTTGGAACAACCACTATTGATACTGTAGGGACACCCCAAAAGATAGACAGTGCCTCTGCAACTGCGGGATACGCTAAGAATATTGCTTTGTGTTATGACACGACCGAAAACAAAGTCATAGCCACCTATGTGTATACAGGCGGCGGAGGTAGTTATTATTTAAGAGTTGCCGCTGGTACGACAACAGGTGGGGCTACCAACTCTATTACTTGGGGTTCTAGTTCAGTTGTTTATTCAGGGGATGCTGGCTACGCATCGATTGCTTATAACACCACAGACCAAAGAGTGGTTATTGCATATAAACAAATAGCAGACGGCAAAGGTTATTCTTCTGTGGCGACTGTTTCTGGTACAACAGTGACAGCAAATACTCCTAGCGCATTTTTTACTGATACATTAGGGGGTACTCTGTATTACATGGGTATTGCACATGATGCGTATGTAAATAAAATGGTAATTTATGCAAGAGCGTCCCAAGGAGATGCGTTTAATGGAGCAATAGATACAGCAGCGAACACTATTACTTGGGGTACTAAGTTAGATGTTAGCTCTGATGCGTACAACCCACCTCAAGTGGTATTTAATGCAAGCACCAACCAAACAATTTTATCGGGCGCGGGTACTACAAAGGCAACTGCTGGAAGTTTTATTTACACTGTGCCGGGAACAGTTACTGGACAGCCTCTAACCACAGGAACCAAATACTACGTCACCAGTACAGGCACTTTTTCAAGTTCAGCAGACACGCCAAGCGTTAATGCAGGATTAGCAATTTCAACAACATCTTTACTTTTAAATGGAGACTCGTAATGAGCCAAACTATAACTAGAAATGACGGCAACGTGTCGGTGTACGTTTTTGACGACAGCGTTCAAGTCGATTTATCAGCCACACCAAACGCTACTGTTAGAAATAACGGCGGCAACGATTTTGACATCGGTGACCTTAATGCTAGTAATGCAACTTTGCACACCGGAGTTACTGCTCCTGATGGATGGCAAGGCGGCAAGCATACCTATAACGGCAGTGCTTGGGGCGATGTGTCAGGATGGGTTGATCCAGCGGCAGGAATGCTTGAGTCTGACAAAGTGCGCTATGCAGCTAACGCCACATACAGTTCTACTTTCACTGATGCAGTCCAGACTGAAATAGACCGCATTAAAGCTCTGTAAAGATGCCCAATGAATATTTATATTCTGGTTTTGGTTATCGGAGGGATTGCCGCAGTATCTGATTGTGCTGATGGCGGCTTGTGTTTCCAAGAAAAAACTACCTGCGAGACATTCGCGCAAAGAATAATTCTCAACTCGGTAGACACGAACATAACCGCCATGTGCAAGAGGATTGAGCAATGATAGGTGAAATTGCTATAGCTTTAAAAGCTCTAGATAGTGCCTATACTATTTGTAGAGATGTTGTTGGAAAAACTAAGGATGTTAATGATTGGGCAGGAGCAGTAAACAATTTTCTTTTTGCTAAATCAAAAGTAGATGAGCATATAAAGAAAGCTGAAACAGAAGGAAAGGAAGATTTGTTTGAAGGTTCGGCTTTGCAAGAGGCTATGTCCATTAGGCAGCAGAAAGATCAACACGAGGCTATGATGTCTCGGATCGGTAGAGCATATTCTGACGCTGGTAAAAGCCATGTATGGGGGCAGATCAAGGTCGATGCGATACGAATACAAAGGCAAAGAGATGCCAAAGCAAAAAAAGCTGCACAAAAAGCTGCACAGGAAGTGGACTCAGATGCTTTGTTACTTAGGCACATAGGAATAGCTTTTCTTTATATGTTTGTTGGTTTTGCTGTTATTGCAGGAATAGCTTTTTTTATATTTGGAGTCGAGCAATGAAACTAGACCCAGTTTTACTGAATATGGCTTGTAGCTGGAGCATGAAGGCATACGATGACGAGAACAAAAAAGCCATCAAGATAGAAAGCCGCCTAACTTCTACTACCGTTTACATAGCCAAGCGTAAAACTATAGATGTAATTGCTTTCAGGGGTACACAGCAAGGTAGGGATTGGCTGACAGACGCATTGGTAATACCCGTGCCTTACGCTAGTAGGCTGTGTCACGGAGGTTTTGTAGCTGCTCATGCGTCAGTATGGCGTGAAGTTAAAAAGCATATAGACATGAAGAAACGCACTTTGGTCTGTGGGCATAGTCTTGGTGGTGCTTTAGCAGAGCTAACAGCGGCTAAGTTGTGGAAGAAACACCCTAACCTCAACCTTATTACTTTTGGTAAACCCAACACGTTTTTCAAAGGGTTTAAACGCCCTATGACTTTAGACAAACAAATATCCTGTGTAGCGGGATCGGACATGGTAGCTCGTATCCCACGTATCTGTTACGGCCCATCTAAGTCACAGACCATGCTGTACTTCGCTAACAACGGGCAAGACTTAATTGACCCTGAGAAACAAGTACGTGACGAAGACAGGGGTGGGCTAAAAGACAGAATAACTGACCACTTTATGGAAGGGTATAAAGAGCGTCTAGAAGGGTTCTTAGATAACCAAGATAGAGACAAAGAATTAAGCGATGCCGAAATGGAAGAACTTAAAGAGCTTATTAAAGAGGTAGACAATGAATAGAATTATTGGGTTGTGTGCAGTAGTTATGATGACTGGATGTACAGTTTCTGAGGAAATGATTGCCAACAAGGAACTGTACTGCTCCGGTGTGTATAAAGGCATACGGGCTGTAGGCCGCGTAGCTACTGAGGTCACTACAGGAATAAGTGTACCTGACGTATGTGACACGATTGACGAGGTTGTGGAGGAAGACTCCGAGGGAAAGTAATTAACGAACTAGAGGCACTTATAAAAGTGTATTTGTTACTACAATGAAACTAGGTGGACTGCTCAAATCACTCGCCCCTACCATAGCTAATGCGGCTGGTGGGCCTCTTTCTGGCATGGCTGTGAAAATGGTAGCTAAGAAATTAGGTTTACCAGATACAGCAACGGCTAATGAAATAGAAGACCTTGTTGAGCGTGAGCCTGATAAAGCAGTAATGATTAAAGAAGCTGATAAAGATTTTAAAAATAAGATTAAAGAAATGGAAATAGATTTAGACAGCTTTAAAGTTGAAGTAGAAGACAGAAAACACGCAAGAGAAACTTTTAAAAATGATTGGACACCCAAAGTGTTTGGGATACTGGCGTTACTGCTGTACGGAGCGTATGTATTGACAGTAACAATAATGCCTCACGATCAAAATGACGAGACTATAATCTCGTTGGTGTTAGGCCAACTGAGCGGTATTCTGGGGACTATGGCGGCTTTTTGGTTCTCTGGGTCGAGCACAAAGTGAAAAAAATGAAAAAGTTAATCGCCATGCTAAAGCGCCATGAAGGTGTAGAAACACACGCTTACGAATGCTCTGAAGGCAAAATTACCGTGGGGGTAGGACGAAACATAGACCAACGGGGCGGCATGGGGCTGTCACCTGATGAAGTTAATTACTTACTAGAGAATGATATTGAGCGTGTAATCAAAGAGTTAGCTGGAGAGTACCCGTGGTTTAACGATCTTGATGATGTGCGTAAAGATGCTATGATCGATATTAGTTTTAACCTTGGGGCAACTCGTTTACGAGGCTTTAAACGCGCTCTTTCGGCAATGGAAAGCGGTGACTACAAGGTAGCTGCTACAGAATTTTTAGACTCCAGATGGGCCAAACAAGTTGGTGGCAGAGCATTAGAACTTAGTGACTTAATTAAAACAGGCGA